CAAAATCTAAGACTTTCATGAAAGATTTTGTATCTTTGTTCATGTTGTCTTGTGTTTTTTTCTTATTACTACTATTTAGTGAATCAAATGTCTTCAAAAGAGTTTCCGCTGAATTTGCATCAATTGGTACAGATGTTCCAGATTTGAAAGTTATATCCGATTCTTTTTTCTTTTTTACTATACTTCTTAACTGGTCAATAACATCTTCCCCCAAAGGTTTTTGTGACCGTATTACCTTTTCTACTTCTCTTTCGTTTACAGGAAAACCTATTGATTCTCTAAACTCTTTAAATGATTTCATTATATTCCGGTTGACGCTACTACTGTGTAAGTTCCATTTGTTACATTTGCTAGTATAAATTGGTCAGAATCTTTGTTAATTACTGTTACTGACGCTGCAGGAAGTGTGATCGAACCTTGAACTGTTCCGCTGGTTCCGCCTTCAGTTCCATCATTCAGAACTACGGAAATAATAGTAATCGCAGATGCGTAAACCGCAACAGATGTTGCTTTGCCCAAACTTAATTCTGTGGCAGTCGTGGCGGTCTTTGCGGCTAATAATTTCATTGTGTCTCCATTGGTTGTGCTTCTATTTCTGAGGGTTCTTCAACTTTATCTTGAAACATACTAGCAGAAACTTCCTGTTTTCTTGTCGCCAAAGAACTCATTACTTTGTCTGCTATGATAGAATCAAAAGCATCGTTTACTTTTATTGGTTGTGAATTCATTGCAAAATCTACAATGTCTACAGCTTTAAATTCTTTTTGTGCTGGTTGTTCTGCCATTTTTTATCTCCAAAAAATTATCTATTAATATTTATAAACATTGTTGACTCACTAAAATTCATCAACGGTCATATCACCTTCAAACTCACCCTCTTTTTTCTCTTTTTCTATCTGTGCATCTTCAGCTTTTATCTCTTCTTCTGACTGCCGTAGAATATTTTTTCTAAAAAACTCTCTAGAATAATAATTACCGACATAATCTTCCATATCTCTAGCAAGACTAACTCTTTGAGACAATGTTTCTTGTTGTTTGAATTCCGAATAATAATGATCCTTTTCAAACTTATAATGAACCCTATCTTTTATTTGAGACCATTCTTCAGAAGTAATTATGTTTTTCAAAATCAATTGTTTTTCTAGAATTTCTCCAAAAAGAATTGCAAATCTTGTTTGTAATTTACCAATAAACTTACTGAAAAGAAGTTCGTCTCTAGTAATCTCGCTTTCTCTCCCCAAAGAGAAACCAGAGTCAGCCTCTAGTCGAGATACAGGAACGTGCATTGATTTATAAAGTTTTTTCTGGAAGTATTCAACATCAGATAGTTCGCCAAGATTTTCTCCGCCTGGAAGTGTAGTAATCTCTGTTCCTCTTCCACCTTCTCTTCGTGGCAACCAATAATCTTCCAACATTGATTGATGTCGTCTGTCATCTTTGACTTCGCCAGTAGTTGAATCATATACCAGTTTATTCTTATATCGTGTCATAATGTCACGAATATATTGTTCTGCTTTTAATTTGGGTAGATTACCAACATCAATATAGAAAATTCTTCGTTCTGGTGCTCGTGAAATACGATAGATAACAACCGCATCTTCTACCATTCGGAGTTGATTGAGTGGTTTGATTGCTTTGTGAAGATAAGACAATACACCAGTTTTTGTGGGATTGAGTAAACCAGAAGTAGCGTATGCGATACTGTCACCCGAAATTAATATACCATCGGATGTTCTATTTCCCAATCCAGATTCATTGTAATTAAACATTGAATTGATACTTATTTCTTTTTTCTTTGGATCAGCAGTATTTTTTTGATTTATTTGTTTTACTTTTTTGATTTTTGTAGCATCAAGACTACGGAGTTCAACAATTCCAAGATGTGGATTGTTTTCATCAATCATGATATGGTAATACAACTTACCTTCTACATACCATCTGCGGAAAATATCGTAACCAAAATTATTGAAATTCAACAAATCCAATATTGTGTGGAATTCATCGGTTACTTTTTTCTTGATTCCAACGGATAAGTTTGTTCTGTCGAGGATAATATCAACAGGATTTCGTTTATCATCTATTACAATTGATTCGTTGATGATATTGTCTATCGCTATTTCACAATCAGAAGTTTGAGCCATTTCACGATATTTTAGAATCAGTTCAATTTCGGTTTTATACTGACCATCTAAATCCAGAGAAGTACCGTAAGCACCAGCTCCAGATACCATCATAGAACCATCGTCATTTTCCGGCATAGTAAATACTGGAACATTCGCGTTCGGTGCTCCAGTATTCTTTCTTTCAATTTTGAAACCAAATATTTCAAAAGCCATAATTCATTCTCCTATTATATTTTTTTATCATAATCTTTTCCACCTATCATAACTCCACGAACAAGTATAAGTTTCAATTGTGCTACTATCCCAACCAAGAGCAATAGTCGATAAAGCAGTTGGAAACGCTCCTATAAACTGATATGTTTCCAACGGTTTACCATTTTTACTAAACTGAGTAACACTTATATCTTGTTTATAACTGGCATTTTCTCCTTCTTTACTACCAGTTAAATCCTTACTTCTAGTATTTAGTTCGTGTTTTCCGAGCAAACTCATCCATTTTTCCAGAGATTTCCTTACTCCAAAATCTTCATCATTTATAATTGTGGTTTCCCATGCATCAGTAGAAGTTTTATCAGCTGCAACTTTTATGGATTTTCCGTGATAAAACACATCATATGTTCCAACAGTACTGCCGGGAATAGATGCTGCTGATATTAAAAATTTGGCATTAGTTGGAGGCGCAATTGAAGGTACAAGGGCAGGATAACTAAGATTGACTTGAAAAAGGGCTGACTTTGCGCCGCCCCCTGTTAGATGTGATTTGAATTCTGAAAGTAGGAATGCCATTCATTTATCTGTTTCTATAAATTAATTATGTGTCCAAGTATCGAAACACCATTCTACAGCATATTCCATAAATCCATCAGTGCTCCAATCTAGTGCTATTTCAGCAATAGAAGTCGGCCATATATTATTGATAGTATAACTTTCACCGTCGCTACCATCTTTATTGACCTGAGTAACAGTACCCACACCTTCATTATACGATCCACCCTGTGAATAGGCACCAAATGAGACATTTCTGCCACCGTCAAGTCTACCAGAGATCCGACGCATCCAGTTTTGAATTCTATTTCTTATTGCAAAATCTTCATCATTAATAATAGTAGTTGTCCAATTTTCATAAGTTCTAAATCCGGTGTATTTAATCGGTCTTCCACCATAAGTTATAGGTGCTGCAGCAATTGTTGCAGATGGGATAGAAGTAGCTTTAACTAAAATTTGTTCATCATTAGTGACAGATTGAGTTGTTTTAGTTGTAGCTTTAATCGACACTTTAAATAAATTGGGTCTAGCTGAGCCACCACCATTAGCAAGCTTTGATTTAAATGTAGATAGAAGTGGTAATGCCATTTTTTTCCTTTAATTTAAACTTGTGTTCCGTTTATTGATTGTCCAACGATGGCACCAGCCGTCATAGTATAATAATCATATTCCCATGTAACAGCATAACTTTCCATCTCAGCAACAGTATCGTAACTTAACTCTATTGATTCAATTGAACTAGGCCAACAATCCATAAATGAAAATGTCATACCCTTTGTACCATCTTTACCATAGTGAGTTAAATCAACTTGGCCACTATATCCTGCAGGTGTACCAGATACCCCTAAATTGGTAATGGGGTCATTTATTACATCTGTCCAAGCTTCCAAAGCAGCTCGGATGTCGTATGTTTCACTATTATAAAAAGTTGTTGATAAAGTTCCAAACGTCATCTCGCCTGGAAGTTTGATTGTTCTACCAAAATATTGTTTTTCTATTGGAGCAACCGTCAAGCCAGGTATTGCAGAAGTAAAACATTTACTCGCAATATCAGCTGGTATAGAAACTCCCACTGGAGATGTTTTTATAGTTACATCAAATAAACTTGGGCGAGCTCCCCCTTGTTTGAGAGCTCCTTTAAAAGTACTAATAGATCCATATGCCATTTAATTTTCTCCTAATCTTGTTGTAATTATTTATATCAAAAGTATTAAACAGCACCAACGACTTCGGAGAATTCTACACCACTTCTAACAGCAACAAAGTTGAGTTGGATGAAGTTGATAGCACGAGAAGGTTTGATGAAAATGTCTCCCCTAAACGAATTAGAATCTACAACCTGAGAGGTATTATTAGAAGCATCACACACGACATTAAAGTCCTGTATTCCACCTCTACCTTGAATGTCTCTCAAGAACGGTTCTACCATTGCAACAAATTGTGAACGGGTGAACTCATCGTTGAATTCAAACATCTGAAACTTAGCAGCATTTGAAATTGCTTTTTCCAGAAGAATGAATAATCGTCTTACGTTGATTCTATCAAACGCAGATGGTTTAGTTAATTGTGTCTTGTCTCCAAAAAGGATTGTTCCTTCGCCTGGAAATGAAACAACAGGATTGACTTGTGATTGATACAACTTATCACGTTCCGCTTTCTTAGGATTGTAAGGAAGTTTTACCACACCTTTAATTTGACCTCTGGTAAAACCAGCTGGAGAAAAGAAAGGATCACGAACTTGATCTGTTTGAGCACAACATCCAGCTGTATCACCATTCAATGGAACATATCTGAATTTGTCAGCATGTTTATCGAACTGATACTTATATCCAGAATCCATAACAGCGTAAGAGGAATTCTTATTGACTGTATCTCTAAAATCAATTACGTTATCTGTAGCAGTTGAAGAATCTGTTACACCAACAACGTCTGCTTTTTCAGGAGAAAAGAAAGCAACACAATCTTTTCTTGCATCAGCGATGTTATCGATAACGTGTCTTATGACTGTTGAACTGTGATTACCACACATTACCAGAGAAAGGTCAACATCTTCAGCAGATGCCATTAGGTCATATGCACGAATAATATCAGCATCTGAAGGACCTGTTCCGTCTATTCCTCCATTAAAACTAAGTGACAATGGTAATGATTGATTTTCAAAAGTATCTGTGGTTTGTGCACCGCTTGCATCAGCAGTTGCTCCCCACGCACGAAATTTTGCAGCTCCGTCAGTAACTAATGTTCCGTCACCAGCGGTGTCGTTACCGGCTACTGCAGATGCGGTTGTTCCGTGTCCACCCATTGTTGGATGATCTAACCACCACACATATTTTGAATATTTGTTGATGTAATTCTTGTAGAAAACATCTTCACCTTGACCATCTCTTGCACCACTTGCAACTGACATATTAGCGTGTGCTTCTAGAACTTCTCCTTTTGTTCCTGACCAATCACCATTTTCATCGATAATAGCAACGTGAATTTCATCTTGTGCCATATCTTTGTCATCGGCAAAAGTGGAAGTCGTCGGTGCGCCTGTAGAAAATGCACCTTTATATTCCCATTCTCTTGCGATAGCAGCAGTAGCATTAGTTCCGTTGAATTTTGTTGATGTTCCTATAACTGTATTTGATGTAATAGTATTAACTCTGTGGGATTCTCCACCAATTACTATTGTATCGCCAACAACAAACTGTATGTCGAACATTGTTGCGGTTCCTGTTACAACAGTCGAATCAGCAGTAGTTACAGCAGTTCCCTTTATAAAAGTCGAAGTGGTTGAAAACGCGGATCTTTTCTGTCTTACTGCAGTGGTTGCAGATACATCTCCTGCATCTGTTCCATCCAACGCAAAAGCAACTGCTGCAGTTGCACTTGAAATAGTAGAAATTATATGATATCCGGTTTCTCCTACAATTTTAATTGTATCCCCAACTCTTAGTTCATCTAGGAAAAGTGAACCACTTGCACCTGCAAGAGCACCACCTGAAGCAGTCCAAGCAACCGTACCTGTGAGGTTTCCATCTGATGCTGGCCTATCAGCAGGACATATTGACATTTTTAAACTGTTACCTAAAGCACCTGCCCACTTTGCCATAAATGGCCCGTCAGCAGCAATTCCTGTTACACCACCACCGATTGATCCACCTTGTTCCGCATCAAATGTATTATAGAAACTTTCAACAGTTGTTGTTTGAACGTTTACATATGTTGCTGTATTAGCAGATGCATTCAAAGGAGCAGCAGCGTTAGAACTTGTTGTGTTAGCAGCACGAACAACGTTCAAAGCACTTGTATATGCTAAGAAGTTTGCTGCAGTATAAAATGCTTCAAAATTGTCATCGTCTGGTTTTTGAAACATATCTACGAGATTGTCTTGGTCTGTAACCAAAGAAACTTGTTCTATCGGCCCCCAATTGAACCTACCAGCAAAACCACCAACAGAAGTACCAGCGGCAACTACTACATTAGTGAGGTCAATTTCAGATGTATTTACGCCAGGACTTACTTGAAAGGCCATATCTTCTCTCCGTTAAATTTATTTTTTGAGTTTTTGTGTGAAGTATTCGTTACTCTGATAATATTTATAAATACTCGTAATTTCAAATTTTATATATAGTGCAAGGTAAATACGAGAAAAGTCAGATGAAGGAGCTGTTATTAGCAACTCCCACATCCTAAACGATAACAATCTTCTTTGGAGACTGATTATGTCTAATATTATTTATCATTACACTTATATCATTACAAATATGAACAACCAAATGAAATATATTGGAGTTCGTAGTTGCTCTTGTCTTCCCGAAAATGATGACGGATATATGGGTTCATCAAAAATACTCAATGAAGTAATGAATGAAACGCCTGAATATTTCACCAAAACTATTATTGACACTTTTCCTACGAGAGAAATTGCAAACATTAACGAGCAATGGTTTCACGAACATTATGATGTGGCACAAAATCCAAAGTTCTATAATCTTTGTATTGCTCCTATGGGATTTTGGAACATGAAACTGAACCCAACCCCGGCCGAAAAACGCAAAAAAGCATTAGATCGTTTCAATTCCAAAATTATTAAAACAGGCAGTTGTCACGAATGGAACGCTTCCAAACAAAAACAAGGTTATGGAATGTTCTCTTATGATGGAAAATCCAAACCAGCTCATAGATTTGCTTATCTTCTTCACAAAGGAGACATTGCCGAAAATATGGTGGTTCATCAAACTTGTGAAAATAATAGTTGTGTGAATCCAGAACATCTCGTTTTACAAACTAAAAGTCAAAATAAAAAAAATTACAACTCTACTCATGTCAGCAAAGAGATGGTAGAAAAAAGTAGTGTCAAATTTCTTTATCGTCTTCGTAGTGTTAGACCAGAATTAGAAAAAGAAATTGATGCATTATTAATGTTACTCGTTACCGAAAAGATGAAAGATGAAGATGACTTTGGTTTTGAAGAGATAAAAAAAGAAAGTTATCTCTAATAATATTCTTTCTGCCATTCTTGACCAGCTGGTTGCCACACATTATCATCGCCAGGAATTGAATTTTCTTCTGGATCTCGGCCATCTTCGATAAACCCAAATGGCACCATTTCTTCTTCTATCATTTTCATTTGTTCGGAAAACATTTTTTCCCTTATATCTTGGTCTGTGAGCTCTCTGAAGTACCTCTGTTGAACTAACCAACAAAAGAGAACACAACACATCACCAAATCGTCATGGTTTCCATCGTCTGCTTCGTATGACGTGCTTTTTCCAATAAACGTTGTCAACTCACTTATTGTATCAAAGTCTTCTATGATTAGGTTGTCTCTCTCTATCATGTCTTTGAGAGTTGCGCAACCAATTCGTTTGACTTGTTTAGTAGTACGGATTCCCATTGAAACATTTTTAGAAAAACCCCCACCAATCTGTTGACCGTTTCTGCCGTGCATCGTAACCATCATCATATTTTCGTATTCCATATCATGATAAAGTATGTCAGCTACTTGTTGTCCTATGTCGTTTACTTCCACTAAAACAAATGCTTCGTTGTATTTCTGAGCAGCGGTGAAAATAACATTAG